CAAGTTCTTGTTGTCCATCTTCATTAACAACATAAGAATAGTTAACTGTTTGACCGATAGGTTTTCTACTCATTTTATCTCCTTAGTGCTTAATACCATCCATATTTACGCCAATGTTCCTGTGCTTTGGCTCAACTTCCATACCGATTTTTTACATAATTATCAGCAGTTCTTTCCTGATTTTCTACTGAATAATCTCCATTTAATTTATCTTTTGATAATTGATAGCGCCCAATATATTTACCACTTGGAGAAACTGCATTATAGTTTCCTCCACTTTCACGTTGAGCAATCCACTCTTTAGCTTCTGCCTCTGACATATTGCTAGGAGCGCTATATTTATAACTTTTATTAGAATAAGTATATGTCTTTTTAGGAATTACTTTTTTAGAAACTAATTTTCCTTGCGGCGGACTATCTTTTACACATGCAACCGCTAGATTTTCAACTCCTGTAGAAACTCTAGTAGATACATCTGTTCAATTCGTAGTAACAATACCAGTTGTTGCTATTGTCAATACTACTAAAATTGCAAGTATTTTTTCAATCATACTTATTTCCTCCCCTCACTAAAGAATAAAATTCTTTAGGAATGTTTGTTGATATATCGGTTGAAAAAATATTCTATTTATAATTCAATTTTAGTAATAAAGAATTACTTTTTATTGCCCTCTTTGATAATATATGTACCATCTTCGTACATCATTTGTGCTAATTCTATAACAGTTTCACATTTGTGGCATCTATCATTGTAAACGCACTGTCTGCCGCAATTCAATTTACGTTCTATAAAATTAGGCATCTCCTGCCGCACAGGATAAAAAATTTCAAGGTCTAAGTTAATTTCTCTTAAATCATTATACCAATCATGCTTAATAAACCATGCTTTATATAATACAGTAAACATATTCCAATTATAAGCATCAGATTCAAACTCATAATAACAATCAAATTCTGCAACATCTATATATTCATTTAATTGACTATAATGACGTGGAGTAAAGATTGGACTATGTATGTCGCTACCCGCCGCGGGAACAGTAGAAGGAATACGATTAAGTATTAATCGAATTTGAACATTGCTATTCTTACATCTATTGGACACATCTTCAAGTCTATAACATAAATCATCTGCTATATAAACATCACTTACACCCATTTGAATTAACTTATCCAAAAGAACAAAGTTAGATGCGGGGAGCGTATAATCAAAGAAAAATTTAATTCCTTTTTCTTTTAATTTTTCTACATACTGATATTGAGCAACATTTAAACGTACATAAATATTATCATAAATTTTATTTAATGTAGATAAATGACTAATTGGCATTTCACTACTAGTGATAGCTATATTAATTCGTTTTCCAGAATATTGATTGCAAAAAGATAAAAGCTTATCAAACAGCATGGAACTTTCTTCCTTTTTCCCTGCTGCTTGATTCAGCTTATCTGTCTCTGTATATTTATATGGATTATAATTAATATTTCATTCACTAACTACATTTTCATGTTTACAATGTAATTGAAAAGGAGTTGCTAACTTCAAAGGAGTTCCTTTCTAATGGCATTCAAAAGCATCATCAATTTTATTTTTAAGATATTGCGGCAGCCGCACGTAATCAATATCACGAGCAGCTAACTGTTCATCAATTACAGTACTGGAAATAAAATACCCATAATTACTGCGAATATAATGAATCATATCTATAACTTTGTTTTCAAGCACGGTTTCCTCTGCTAATCCTAGGGTCATCATATCTCCTGGAACTAGAGGATTAAGTTCCCAATCAAACATTTTTTCTGTGTCAAACATAGTTTTTCCTTTCTATTTAATTATATTATAACATAAAGAAAATTTTCTGTCAACCATAAAAAAGTAGAAAGACTAAGTGGCGGCTTAGTCTTTCCATAAGAAAGGAAGTTTTAATGTAAATGATTAATAATCATAAACATTATTTATATAATCCACAATGTTTTCTCCTTGGCTAAGAAGATTAATCATCTTAAATGTTTTTTCTGAAAGGGAGGTGAGAAGATGAACATTGGGGTTACTAGGAGGAACGACCTGGGTATGATAGTTGCCCAAATCAAAACTAAACAGTTCACTAGAACCATAGGTTTGGATGTATTTGTTATACACTTCCATTGGAGAAAGGAATTGTTTGCGAGAGAATCCCAATCCCCAATCCTCATGAGTCATGATCTGCATATCGCTAATCAAGAAAATCTTGTCGTAATGCTTTTGTAGCAACTGAAAAGCTGGGACAATATCTGTGCCATAGCCACAGTTATCATTCTGTATCATTTTATTGATAGTATGAAATACATCATCATTTTGATTAAAATGACACATTTTGGCGCTATTACCAAATTTGATAAAATCAATATTAGGATTAGCATACATAAGTGCGGCGGCGTAAACGGCACCTGCCTCTACAATACTAATTTTAGAGTTAGCGCTAATAGGACTGCTCATTGAACCTGAAACATCCAAAATGATAACAGCAGACCCATCAATAGTTGGCATATTTGAAACTGACTTTTTGAAAGCAACATTCAAAGCCAAACGAATACCAAGATTTGCGATACCGCAATTCCTAGCAGCACTATAAATTTGATATGGAAATACCATAGACTCTTCAATACTGTGCTTGTTAGTAAGCTGCGGCTCCAAATAATCAAGAATCCAATTATTTGTTACAAAAGAGCAGTTATAAATGTTGCGAAGGTTGCGAAGCAGCGCAAGATAACCCAGTTTCTTTGTTTCAACTAGGCGCTTCCACTCTTCTTCTCGCTCCACCGAGGACTCTGCTCCACTAATAGCAGTTTCCCAAGTGTCTACCACTTCCAAATTGCCTTTTTGATATGCATCAATATGCTCAGAATATGCGTGAGTACGATTAATAATATCATGCATATTCCATTCCTTACCTTTCATTTGATACTTTCCAAGAGCATAACCAGAAAGTTTAGAAAGGTAATCTGCAAAACCACGATTCAAAGCATGGCTATATTTTTGATTAAGTAGCTCTATTGCAGCAAAAACTTCACCTACGTCATCAGGACGATGCGGGTACTTAGCATAAAATCTACGCTTATTCTCAAAACTCTTATTATTCAGCCATGCGGCGACCAGTTGAGATACAGACCTCATACCGAGTTCGTTACGCGCAAATACAGCACACTTAGCTACAAACTCATAGCCATACTTATTAGCTACTTCTTCAGTTAGCTTAATAAAACGATCGCGTTGCGTCGTTGCAGTTTCATAAAAAGCATCTTCAAGATAACTTGAAAACAAAAAATTAAGCCACTCTTCAGCAGGTGACTTTATATATACACTCCCACCTTCGTGAGAGATTGTTTTAATTGTTGATTGATTGTTCTGATTGAACTTTGCCATGAACATCCTTTCTTAAAAATATAGGAAATAACATACACAGAATTAATTGAGCTATAATAATATTACTATTATTAGTTGGACTTGAACCAACAACCTCCTGCTTATGCGGTGCTCTATCCGATTCTTGTCATTAGAAGTAGCTGTGTATTCGTCACTATACTACAAACAGTTAAGGAAATAACACTTGCGGGTCTAATAATAATCATCCCAATATTGAAGTAACCGCAAGTTCGTCACTTAACTTAATTATATTATATCAAAAATTTTTTTATTGGTCAAATTAACTGTTAAAGTTACTATAGTCAATAATAACAGGCTTACCTGCGGCAGTGATACCAATATTTCCATAATGAAAATCGCTAATGTGCTTATCTGCCAAAAAATCAAGAAGCATACTTACCTCTTCTGCGGGATAATTATCATAAAAAAGTCCTAATACTTCTTCGCTAAAACCAACAGAGTAAAGAACTGTTTCACACATGCTAGATGCTTTAACTTTAGCTTGTTCAGAGATTTCAATATTCTCAACATTATCCAAAGTTTCTTCAACTTTTTGAGAAACATATACAGGAATATTCCTCATGGTAAATCCCAAAAAGAAAGTAGCTGCAAAAAATTTAGTTAGTTGCGGCAGATGCGTTTCGATATAAGCATAAGTTTCTGCTTCTACTCCGCAGTAATCCCAACAATCATACCAAGTTTCATCTTCAGGAGAACACAAGGAAGTAGCATGACTATAATCTTGATATTCTTCTTCTTCGTCTTCCCAACAACCCATAATGGGCATTTTAATAACAAAATGCTCCATTTCCTTATAATGGAAAACGACTTTAGAAGCACCATAATTGTATTTATCAGCCTTGACACAATACCTCATATTTTCCCAATGATCTTCACAATCCTCGGGTTCATATTCGTTATACATATCATTCCAATAAAGGCGGTCAAGACGCTGAAGTATGCGTTGAGCTGCTTCTTCAATCTGCATTATAAACTTCCCTTCTTTCTTATAATATAATTATATCATAAAAAAGAAATTTAGTCTATATGCAATTTTTTATCGTTGATTTTTCCTCTTTTATCTGAAAGATGTACAATTTTAGCAGAATAAACATTTTGAAAAAGAAAATTGAAAACCTCTATATAAGATTTATATACATAATTAAGCGGTTGCGTAGGTCAGAAAGGCATTACTTCTTGAGTGTAATGGATAAAACGTGCGGCGGTCTCTTCATCGACCTCCCGCACGCATCCTTGTTTACTTGTAAATGAAATATAAGTACCTGGAGGACAATACTCACAAGTATCATTCTCACAATATTTACATTTCAAGGTTATGTAACAAGCATCCTCCACTACTTAGCTTTTCTAATATCAAAAATCACCCCATCAACAGGATGTTTGATATTATTAATTCTTTCTTGCGCATCCTCTTTAGTAGCGTAGGAAAAAGCTTCATCGAGGCTAGTCACTCTACGACCGCGTATATCCAATGCACGGAAAGTTTTGTCTGGTTGATGCATTTTACCAGTCTTAGAATCTTTCCAAGGCTTTGTCCTTTTCCCGTATATTAGTCATTGGGGCATATTACAACTCCTGTATAAGATAATTACTAATTTTTAATTCACTTTCAGTTAACAAACGATAATTCCCAATATTAGGTGGAGCATTTCAAGTATAAGCGTTTCATCCTCATTCTACACTATCTTTGTCGTACACCATCACAGGGCCCCGCACAAAATATACCATATTATTTATTCCATAAAAACAACCATCTTTATTTGCTTTTGGAAAATAGTTTATATGTTCTGACATATTAATCTAGGCACTTCCAATAACGCTCTTCTTCAAGGTCACAATCAGCCTCTGTTGGGAAAAAATATTCGTCATGACCAATCCATCCAAAAGCAGGATAAATGTCAATATCATTTAAAAACCTAATAATGACATCAAGCTGATTCATATATTTGGTATAATACTTGCGGCAGTATGCTTTGGCATCCTCATTCTCTAGGCGATGCTCATGGTCAAAATAACTCCATGCTTTGCGATGCAACCTATTCAGCGCATCAAGAATTTGCTGTTGCTTCTCTTCAGGCAACGTAAAAACAAACTCATTGCAATACTTATAATAATCGACCATTTTTTCTTCCTTTCTCTCCTATAATTATATTATATCAAAAAAAGGAATTTTTGTCTATTATTATTTTTTAGATTTGCTTTAATGTATTCATAATATTGTCAATTTTAGGATGCGATTTACTAACGCCTATACAGGTCTCTCTATTTATAAACACTAAGTCATTGAAAGGTTCATGTTCTTTAGGAGATATAGCATACCTAAAAATTTCTTTAATTACAAAAGGATTTAATTTATCTGCTTCAGGCTGAATATCATTATATGTTAAAGCACTTTTAAGAGAACTTTCTACTCATACTCCAATAACTTTAACATTATTTAAATTCAAATTTTTAAATACACGTATTCTTGATTCTAGAGTAGTTTGAGTATCATCTGCCACAACAACTTTATGTGTTTGTAAGGCTTGATTAATTTGTTTACAATAAATTTTATTTGACATTGAAGAAAATACACTTAATTCTGGATGTGCTTTTAAAATTTTTGTTTTACTAATAATAACACAATCTTCATGTGTATCTTGAATATATTTAGCAATAACAGATTTACCAACACAAGGTGGTCCCATTAAGAAAACTAATTTAGTTGGCATATTCATGTCATCCTTTCAATACAAACATTATCTCTCTCTAAATATATTATATAATTCTTTTTTTTGATTGTCAAGTAAAATTTACTATTGACTAAATTTTCTTTTTATTATATAATATATTTAGAAAGGAGAATTATGTCTGTACTTACAAAATTTGATTATAAAATGTTTAATAAAGCCAAACAGGTAGCAGAAACTTCTGACTTTGGTTCTTTTCATCTAGGATGCGTTATTGTATATAAACATAAAATTCTTGCTTCTGCATCTAATAGTACAAAAACACATCCTATGCAGAAAAAATATAATCGAAAATACAGACAATTTAAACATGGTGAAAAACCCATTATTGATTCTCTCCATGCTGAAATTGCGGCTCTAAGTTCAATCCCATATCCAGTAGCGCAACAAATACAATGGAAAGATGTTGCTGTATATGTGTATAGAATTAGTCCAGGCAAGCCATTGGGGCATGGTATGGCGCGTCCTTGCAAAGCCTGCCGCAAAGCCCTTCAAGATATGGGTATTATACATCTATACTATACTGGAGATAATAGCTATATATACGAAAGACTTCTATAATGCCAAGAAGTATAATGAAACCTATCGTATGCGTGTGCGGCAGTCACGATATAGATTATATTGACCTAGATTTGTTTATAGACCCCGCACACGTAGGTGAGATTATTTCTAGTGAGTCTTTTGGAATTGACCATTTGGCTAAAGATTGGGCTTTTAAAAATAAAGTAGAATATGCTGAATTTAAACCTAATTATGATATATGGCAAGATAAAGCATATTTAGAGCGTGATAAAAACATGATTCATTTTTGTGATATTGTTATAGCCTTTTGGAGCGGCAAAGATGACAATATTGCTTATATGTTTAATTATGCCGCATCTACTGGACGCAAGTATATTATTCACAAAATAGAAAGTACAGATTAATGGATATTGCAACATTAACTTTTTGGTACACTTTTCTTTTATTTTTAGGTACTGTTTTATTTTATTTTGGGATAATTAGTATAACAATTGTTTTAATTGCTGATTATATTAATCGAAAAAAATTTGACAAACAAAAGAAAAAATATTATAATAAACTTGTAAATGAAAAATTAAAAAGGAGATTTTAATGTCAAATTTAAATGCTCTACAACGAGCATTAGTAAATGCGGGCTTGGCAGAAGAACCAAAACCTAAGAAAAAGCGAAAAGGTAAACAGTTTAATTGTAGACGTTGTGGTACTGTTATGACTAAAGTAGATGACAGTAACATAATGTTTTGTCCTAAGTGTGGACAATATTTTTTGTTTGACCGAACTAAATAACGGAGGAATTAAATGGACTATCCTTATAATTATGAGGATGATTATTCAGATTATGAAGATGAATACGCTGATTATGACGAAGAAGCACAATTCCAGAAGATAAAGAAAAAGAATCACAAAACACAGAAACCTATAAATCAAAAAACTCAAATTAGACAATCCCGAAAAGAAAAAAATAAAGATAAAGAAAATGCACAGCATAATATTAATACTTTAATGAAAGAAATTCTTGTGTCGCAAGAAGAAGAATATGACGATGACGATTGGGAGTAAAAATGTCTAGCAATAAATATCGAGTAGAACAAAATGGAGTATTTTTAGGGCACCACTCAAGCAATACCACCGATAAAATTATTGACAAGGCTATAAATAAGTATGGTCGTTTTTATAGCATTAATGTTAATGAGCCTTTTGTTCTAACTCGCGGTCAGAAAACACTTGTTTATACTATTGGGCAGGAGAAAAACTAATGCGGGGAACGATTGTAGATGCATGGTATGTAGATACCGAAGATGGATTGGGAGAATGCTGCGTGTGCAAAGAAACTAAATATGGTACATTTATTAGCTATGCAAAGCCCGCAGAAATAGATAAAGATGTTGCTAACTCTTGGGATGGTATGCGTTTTGCCGAAACAAAATGTGACATTAAAGCATATAAAGCTAAAGCTAAGATAATGCGGGAGCGTGCACAAGGTATCCAACATGCTTGCAATGTTATTGTCAGGTCTAATGCAGCGAAGGGTATTGATATTGTTGAAAATGAAGTTTATCAACAGTTACAGAAACAATGTGATGTAGCATGGAATAATTATAAGCGAGCTAGAGAGCAATATGAAATAATGCGTGATAGTTATAGTGGTTTTTGTGATCAAATTCTTAAGCAGCGCCGCAAAATGAGGAATCGAAAGTAAGAAATATCAAACCTAATCTGTCAAAACCTTACCATTTTTGGTAAGGTTTTGACTTTATATTGACAAAATTAGTATTATATGATATAATATATTAAGAATGAAAAATATTTTTATTTTGGAGGAAAAGTGAGCAACTTTTATACAGATGAATCAATTGAATCGCTCACGCCATTAGAGCATGTAAGACTTCGTCCTGGCATGTATATTGGAGACAATGCTACTCCAATGCAACTAGCCTTAGAAATTCTAGCAAACTCTATTGATGAACATAATATTGGTCATGGTAATACAATTAATGTTACCGTAGCAGATAATGGCGTTATTGCAATTGAAGATAATGGACAAGGATTCCCTATTAATGTAGTTAGAGAAGATGGTAAAACCGTCTTACAAGCGTCCTTTGATGAAATGAATACTTCTGGTAAGTTTTCATCTGATGGAGTATATGAGGGCAGCGCTCTAGGTCTGCATGGTCAAGGTAGTAAACTTACTAACTTTCTTTCAAATTGGTTAGAAGTAATATCTCATAAAGCTACTGGAGAATATGAACATCTGTGGTTCAAAGAAGGAGTATTTGAACAGCGCGAAGTAGGCATAGGCTTTAATTGGTCAGGTACAACTGTTACATTTAAACCTAGCGCAGAATTTTTTGATACTCCTTTTATAGATATTAAAAAGCTAAAAGATTTCTGTGATGATATTACTTGTTTTTGTCCTAATCTAACAATTAGGCTTAACAATGATATAATTACACATCCTAATGGCATTTCAGATTTTCTCAAAAAGAAAACTGAAAATGATATTGAAATTATCAATAATCCTTTAATTATTCAAAAAACAGAAGGTAAGCAAAAACTTGACCTTGGTTTAACTTATACTTCTAAAAGCATGAGTAATTTTATCGTCTACGTAAATTGCGGTGCGACATCGCAAGGCCCGCACATTACTAGTATTAAATCAACTATTACTCGTGTGATGAATAAATGGGCAAAAGAGCAAGGTATTTTAAAAGACAAAGAAAAAAACCTTGATGGTAGCTCGCTCCAAGAAGGTATTGTTTTAGTGTGCAATATTACCGCAGAAAATGTTAGTTATAATGCGCAGGTAAAAAGCACAGTTACTAAAATTGATACATCATTTATTTCTTCAACTCTTGGACAACAGCTTGAAATTTGGTTAGACAATAATCCAACAGATGGAAAGAATATTATTGAAAAGGCTTTGCTTGCTAGACGTGCGGCCGAGGCAGCAAAAAAGGCTCGTGCGGCAGTCAAAGCGAAAGTAAAGGCTGAACCAAAAAAGAAATCCCTAAATCTCCCCTCTAAACTTGCAGATTGCTATAGCCAAGATAGAGAAAAATGTGAAATCTATATCACAGAGGGAGACTCCGCGGGTGGTAATCTTAAGCAAGTACGTAACAACGAGTATCAAGCTGTTCTCCCTGTACGCGGTAAGATTCTTAATACTCAAAAAGCCACTCTTGAAAAGATTATGAAGAATGCAGAAATCGTTGATATGATTAATGCTTTTGGATTGAAAATTAGTAATGATGGTAAGCGTCTAGTCTATAATAAAAATGATGTTCGCTATGGTAAAATTATTATTATGAGCGATGCAGACGTAGACGGCGCACATATTAAAAATCTTTTCTATACGTTTATATGGAACTTTGCACCAGAATTAATACAAGATGGTTTTATATATGCGGGAGTACCACCACTATTCAGGCTAAAGAATAATCGTGAAATTATTTATATAAAAGACGATACAGAACTTGCGGCATTCAAAGAAAGCCATGATATTAATAAATATCAAGTTAGTCGTCTTAAAGGATTGGGAGAAATGTCTCCTGAAGAAACAGAAGAAGCATTGGTAAATCCCGAAACCAGAATTATAAAACAAATTACTATAGAAGATTTTGGTAAAGCAGACAGGTTGTTTGAACAATTAATGGGTAAGGATGCTGAAAAGCGTAAAGCATATATCCGAGATAATAGTGAGAAAGCTGACATTTATGTATAATGATGTTTGTGTAGAATTAGGACAAAATTTTATTGACTATGCTTATGCTGTCAATACAGATAGAGCTATACCAAATGCGGCAGATGGTCTAAAACCAGTCGCACGTCGTATTCTATGGTCAATGTCACAAGAAAAATTTGTCCATAATAAATCATATGTAAAATGCGCACGTGTCGTTGGTGACGTTATCGGTAAGTATCATCCGCATGGAGATACATCTGTATATGATGCCATGACACGCCTTGCACAAGAATGGAATATGCGCTATCCTTTAATTGACTGGCATGGTAATAAAGGTAATATTGGTGGCGATGGCGCAGCAGCCATGCGTTATACAGAATGCCGCCTGATGCAGCTTGCAGAAGAAGGATTAATAGGAGCAATCAATAAAAAAGTTGTTGATATGCAACCTAACTATTCTGAAGATATTGAAGAACCAATTTTGTTACCTGCACTATTCCCAAATCTACTTTGCAATCAAACAAGTGGTATTGGCGTGGCACTTGCGTGTAACTGGCTGCCGCATAATCTTGTTGATATTATAGATAAAGCAATTATTCCATACCTTTTGGAAGAAGAGGTTGATATAAACAATCTTTATCCAGATTTTCCAACAGGTGGAACTATTGTTAATCAAAAAGATATTAATACTATCTATAGAACTGGTAAGGGTAAAGTTATTGTTGAAGGAACTTACCATGAAGAACAACGTAATGGTAAAAAACTTTTAGTTTTTACAGAAATTCCTTTTGGCTCTAAAATTGAATATAGTGAACAAGGAAAATCTAAAGGTATTATCCCACAACTACGTGAAGCAATCCAAAAGGAAAAGGTAAGTGGAATAGAAGATGTGCGGGACGAGAGCGCTAAAACTGTTCGTATCGTACTTGAACTAGCCTCTGATGCTAATCTAGATATTATCTTGGCTCAAGTTTTTAATGAAACTGACCTGCGGCAGACATATAATGCAAACCAAGTTGCTTTGGTGGGTAAAACTCCAAAACTACTTACTTTATTTGATGTATTGAAAATTTATAAAGAGCATAATCTATCTTGTTTGAAACGAGAATTTGAATTTGATTATCAAAAATACATAGATAGAATTGAAATTTTGGAAGGACTAATTTTTGCAGTTCAAAGAATTGATCAAGTAATTAGAATTATTCGTGGCGAATCTGCTTTCGGATATACTAATTTACAAACTGCATATCCTGAATTAAGTGAACGACAAGTTAAAGCTATTTTGGATATGAAACTTGGTAGACTATCCAAGCTAGAAGAAGAAAAGCTAATTAAAGAAAAAGCACAGAAAGAAGAACTCGCGGCGCACTGCAAGGCAATCATTGAGTCTGAGCAATTGCAGATTGAAGAACTAATTAATATTCTTGCTGATCTCCGTAATATGTATGGGGATGAACGCCGCACTCAAGTAATTCAAAAAGATATTATTAAACCTACTGCAAAGAAACAAATTAAAGAGATTATCCCGCAAGATGTTATTATTACTTATAATAAACTAGGTTATCTGCAAAGTATTCCTGTAAAATCTTATCGCGCAGTTAAAAACGATAATATTGTAAATAGTTTTAAAACTCAAACTACTGATATGATATTGCTATTTTCTTCTCTTGGAAAATTATATCGAATTAATGTTAGTAATATTGATGAATGCGGTGTCAATGATAAAGGAACTGCAATTGGTTCATTAATTACACTTGAACCGCAAGAAACTATTATTAATGCATTTTCTATGAATGTTGACGAAAAACATCCTTATATTGTAGGGTTTACTAAGCAAGGATTAGTCAAAAAGTCTGATAAAACTATCTATATTAGTGAAACACAAAATAAACGTGGCATGAAAGCCGCAGGATTAAATGATGATGATAGTTTTATTGCTTGGTTTGAGTGTAATGGAGATTATGCTATTCTTATGAGTAATAATGATTATATTATTCAATTTGAACTTGAAAAAATTAATCCTGTTGGTAAAACTGCTCGTGGAGTTAAAGGCATTGCCTTAGAAGATAATGATTTTGTATCAAATGCTCTGGTAATAAACAAACCAGTTGACAGTATTGTTTTTAAGAAGTATAATAAAACTATAAAGGGAGTAAAAGTTCAAGGACGAGGCGGCAAAGGAAAGAAATATGTCTAAACTATATTCAGGCAGTCACCAAATACCTGCAATGCGTTATCATAACAAACCTTCTGATGCTTTTGTTGATGCTGCTTTTAATAGTGGTGAATGGGTAGCACAAGAAAAAGTTGATGGTGCATGGTATATGCTTGAAAAGATTGATGATGAACATATTTATTTGTTTGGTCGTACTCTTTCTAAGAAAACAGGAGAACTTACAGAAAAATCTGCTAATGTCCCGCACATAGTAGAATGGGCAAAACAACTACCAGATGATACCGTTCTTATAGGTGAAATTTATGTCCCTGGCGGCAAGTCTAATGATGTAACTAAAATTATGGGATGCACGCCCGCAAATGCTATTAAGCGTCAACAGTCCGACGAATACGGCGGTCTAATACATTATTATATTTTTGATTGTATAAGATGGGCGGGTAAAGATTTAACTAATACGCCTTTTATTGACCGTTGGAATTATCTATTGCGTATTTCTTACAATATAACTACTAAATTAAGCTATATTTATGATTCAGATTTTGATGATGTATTGAGCATGATTTTTACTCGTGGTGGCGAGGGTATGGTATTTAAGCGCAAGGATTCAATATATGAACCAGATAAGCGCCCACAAACTTGTTTTAAAATGAAAGAGCATGTTGATAGTATAGATTTAATTTGTATGGAACTGCTCGATCCTGAAAAAGAATATACAGGAAAAGAACTTGAAACTTGGCAATATTGGGAAGATAATATTCCTGTTACTAAGCATTATTATTATGGTTGGAAAAATGCTATGCGACTAGGTGCTTATAAGGACGGAAAAATCATAGAAGTTTGTAGGGTTGCTTCTGGATTAACTGATGAAATACGAGCAGATATGGCAGATCATCCTGAATTATATTTGATGCAAGTTATACAAATTTCATGCATGTCTTTGAATAAAAAAGATAAAACTATTCGCCATCCAGTTTTTGAAACAGTCAGAACAGATAAAGACATTAAAGACTGCCAGTTAGATGAAATTTTTGGATAAAATTATTGACTAATTAAAAAAAATTAGTTATAATATATATGTTAAATGGAAATAGTCAGGACACGATTATTGACATTTAAAAATAATATTATATAATATTATTATAGGTAAGCAAGCAGAAAGAATAGAAGAGATAAAAGGAGAAAAATATGGCTGCTATGTTTTCAGAGAATGCTCAGACAGTACTTCGTTTTCTACAGGCTAACGTAAAGGGTCAGTACACCGCTGACGATATCGCCGAAGCAACTGGTCTTCCTTCGAAGTCCATCAACGGCATTGCTACTGGCCTTCAGAAAAAGGGTCTCACTGAGCGCGTCGAGGTTGAGGGCATCGAGAAAAAGGTCATCCGTCTTACTGATGCTGGTAAGCAGGTTGACCCCAGTGCTGAGAAGCCGGTCGCAGAATAGTTTAATTTTACATTAAACTAGGAGTGGTGGAGGTGGTTATACTACCTCCACTATTTTTAATATGGAGATATTAACTATTTGTTTAATTATTCTCTGTGTTGTATGTTTTTTTGTTGGACGGTATTTTGCTTCAAAACCAATAGAAGATAAAAATGAAGAAATCCGCAAACAATGTCAAATATTACATGATAAAGAAGTAAAATTAGAATTAAGAATAAAAGATTTAACTGACAATATAAAATTTAAAGAAGAGCAAGTACGTGCGGCGGACTATAAAATTCAATCAATCCAAAAACAATATGAAGAAAAATTAAAGGTAATTGAAAATACCAAACAATTAGCAGATGAAGAATTAAAACAACGTAAAAAAGTTCTTGAATATGAGTTTGAACAATATAAAATAAAACAAGAAGAAATCAAACAAAATATTCAAAATGAAATACAAAATATACAAAATAATTTAGAATCTTTAAAATCTACTAAGGCTGCCGCAATCGAAGCTGCAAGAAAAGAACAAGAAATACAAGAGAATAAATCTTTTTATACTTTACAAATTCCAAGAGAAGAAAAAAGAGACATAGAAATTCTAGAAGATACCAAAATGAGAATTTCAAAACCTCGTGCTATTTCAATGTGTATTTGAAGTAATTACTATTTACCTGTAGCAAAAAATAAATTACCTCAAATATTGGGTAAAGATAAAGTATGTGGTATTTATAAAATTACTAACCAAAAAACTCAAGAATGTTATATAGGACAATCCGTTGATATAAAAAAAAGAATATATGAACATTACCGCGCGGCATTAGGTATTGATACTCCACCTAATAATTTATTATATACTGCCATGCAAAAAGATGGTATAGAAAATTTTTCAATTGAGTTATTATTAGAATGTAGTATTATAGAATTAAATCAGCAAGAAGAATATTTTATTCACTTATATCAATCACATATCTATGGTTATAATAAAACTAAAGGTAACAAAGTTGGGGTAAAAATAGATAAATAGCATATTATATATTTTATATATTAATGAGCGAAAGGAGAGTTATGACTAGTGGTATTTATCTCATTACTAATAAAATTAATAATATGCAATATGTTGGGCAAAGTATCGACATAGAAGAACGATTATATAAACACTCTATTACAGATGATAATTGTTATTTACATAATGCTATAAAAAAATATGGATGAAATAATTTTGAAACACAAATTATAGAACAATGTGAACCTGATAAAAAAATATTAAATAACAAAGAAATTTTTTATATAGAAAAATTTAATACATTAATGCCTAATGGTTATAATATGACCAAAGGTGGAAATGCAAGCCCAGAATATGTAAAGAAAAAAATTAAACAATATGATTTAGAGGGTGTTTTTATTCAAGAATTTCCATCAATTAAAGAAGCCAGTCAAAATACTGGTATTGATAGTCGATATATTAGTGATGCAGCCAATCATAAAAATAGACACACAACGAATAATTTTCAATGATGTTTTGCAGGACAAGAACATTTAATTAAAAAAAATCCTAAAACA